GATTTACATATGAAGAAATTAAAAAATGTATGGAGTATGATGACTTTCAGATTGTATTGTTGTTTTCATTCCTTTTGTTCACAGGGTGTCGTATAAGTGAAGCATTACGAATACATTGGAATGACTTAGATCAAAACGATAACAAGGTCTTAGATTTACCTAATAATATTATAAGAATATTTCAAAATAAAACAGGTACTTGGCGAACAGTTCCTATACACCAAAATCTTTCTAAGATTATTAATACGATTGAGAATAAAGAGGGATATTTATTTGAATGGAGAGATGTCAAAGAGTCTAAAAACACTGATAGAGGTCTAATGCCTCGTTGGAGAAAAATGCTAGATTTTGCAGGTATACAAGAGTTTAAAGGCAGACACGCATTAAGGCACACTCTGGCCTCTATGTTATCTGATAGCGGTGCATCTACGCAAGAATTGATGACCTTGATTGGTTGGACAGACCAAAGATCAGTCCTACGATACGCAGGTACGAGCCAAGAAAAACTTGTATTGTTAATGGATAATTTATGAGTTTTTTAATTTATTACATGTTTTATGGGAGATAATATTGGAGCTTTATAATCAAAGGATATTACTTAAATATGTGTCAGACTTACAACTTTCAACAAAAGTAATAAATTTATTTACTCTTGAGAGAATAATTTATCTGGGTGATTTAGTTCAAAAAACTGAAGATGAAATTTTAAGGTTTCCTAACATTGGAAAAAAATCATTAAATGAATTAAAACAAATTTTAGCAAAAAAAAATTTATCTTTAGGAATGAAGATAAGCGATTGGAATGAAGAAAATGTTAATAAATTGGTTTCTGAAATTTATCCAAGAAAAAATAATGAAATATCACGAGATGAAATAGAGCATCGTTTTTTTATGGAAATGAGCGGTAACTTTTCATCTATGGTTTGTGTCAAAGATTTGAGAAAAATGAAATTAGAAGAACATCAACAAATTATTGATAATTATTGTAAGTATAGCAAATCACCATTTAAAAATAGAAATATACTAATTTACGATATTATTATATTGCAGGGAAAGAAAAGCAAAGAGGCAACTGAGGAGTTAGGGGTAAAAAATCCTATTCATAAAATTAAGGCAATTATAGATAAGGGTTTTTATAAAGATTTATTAAAATATTGGGAATTAAATTTGACAAGATTTGGGTTCGTTAAATATTCATGGAAAAAATAAATATTTGCAATTAATAGTGGGAACTAAACACAAAAAAGGCGATCAAAAAAAGATAGAACAATGTCATAGGTGTGGAAGGCACTACACAAGAGCTATGATGATGCAAGTTGTTCTACACGCACAGATATATAAATGTATACGTTGTTATAATAAAGGATCTGTGATTACAAAAATATTATCAAAAGTCGCATAAAAACGTATAAAATTTTTATTATTGTTTATTATCAACCTTTTTTTTATGCTTGAACATCATTGGTAATTATGTTTTAATTGGTCAATAGAGGGTAAAAACGAGTAAAGTCAGGAACTTACAAGTAACTATAGGAAAGTGAAAACGTATAAAAACGTATAAAATCCTTTAAGGGGTGTCTATTCGGCACTCCTTAACCTCTAAGATACACTTATTATATATGATTTGTATCGTGCCTTCGTTTCCTTCTTTGTATTCATTATTATCAAGAGAATAACTAGAGAATAGGATTGTTTTATCTTTAGTCTTTTTATGTAGCCAACCCACTGTCATGCAGATAGGCATGGATTTATTCTCGTAAGAACTAGCTTCAATCCATGTAGGATCACATAATCCGCTATCAATCCATTTGACTAATAGCAGTGGTTTCATTATTTCTTTGCTGTTTTTGCTGATCTTTTTAAGGCCTTGTCAGATACTGTGCCTTTACCTTTTCTGCTTGTACCAGCTTTCTTCTTTTTGTTCATGTAATAATAAAGGCCTTTTTTAGCAACCCTACCATCTTTAGTTCTATGATATCCTTCAGGTACTTTCTTTGGCATTAGTAACCTTTCTTCTTTTTCATTTTCTTGCCAGTCTTTTTGGCATACTTTTTAGCTTCTGCTTTTCCTTTTTTATCGTATTTGAATACTCGGTTTCCTACTTTTGGCATACTTTACTCCTTTAACAATTCCACATCTTACGAGACCAGTAGTTAGCGGATAATTTATTATTTTTACCTTTGATCCCACCTGATCTCGCACAATAAGATTTCTTTCGTGCAGGTGAGTTTTTCTTGATGCTCATATTAGGATCACCAAAGTTAATCTTTTTAACCTTGTCACCATCTTTAACGAACACCATGAATTTTTTGACATTCCCCCTCATGGGTTTATTAAGTTTGACTGTTCTACCTTGATAAGTTGCCATCTAATTTTTTCTGTTCCTGTTTTTCTAGTTGTTCTGTAAGTGATTTGTTTTGTGATAGGCTAAAATCTGCTTTTGATTTCTGAAAAGCTATAACATCGTCTACAGTGACGTTGCGTATATCTTCTCTTAGTTTTGCATTTTTCTCTGCCCAGTTATCAAGGCGTTCATTGAGAAACTTAATATGAAGATCCTTTTCTTCATTATCTTTTCTAAGCTCTCTATTTTCTTTTTTTGCTTTGCGTAGTAGTGCTTCTACCTCTTTTACTGTACTCACTTAGATACCCCAGTCTTTTTTTCGTAGGTGCGTAAAGCTCCCATGCCTAAAAGTGCCATAACCAATGGCATCAGTGTACCCATGTCTAATTCAGGTAAAGGTGCTGTCTCTAAGCTAAATGTAGCTATGACAAACATAAGAAATTGTTTTAAGACATATTCCCAAAATATGGCTAAAGCACATGACATACCTATTAATGGTCGCCATGATCGTTGCAACATACCTGATAAACCACCAGCTACAGATTTTGCATCTGCCAAATTAATATCAGATTGAGCTTTGTTTATTTGTGCTTCAATTTCTTTTAATTTTATTTTGGCTTGTGCTTTTTCTTCTTCGCTAGTGTGCAAAGAATCTATTATTCCACCAACATTTTTAACTAAATCGCCACCTAATAACTTACCTAACATTATATATTCCTCATTATTTCTGCCAGTTCGTTAGCTCTGTTAGGTGTTTGTTTGGCCCAACGACTGTCGAGCATCTCTGTACTGGCAGAAACATAATCTTGTTTATCAAGTGCCTCTTTAAACTTTTTAAATTTAGAAAGTCTTGGTAGGCCTAGCTGAAATGCCATATTAATAACACAGCCAAAACCAATAGGATCGATACTTTCTTCTTCGACAAATGACCTTGCGTCATGTATAGCTTGGTCAAAGTCTCTTTCGAAGTATTCCATAATTGTTGCATCATTGTATTCTACTCCTTCCTCAAGGTTGTCAGTAGGTAACACTAAGTGACCAACACCAAATGTGGCGTTGCCTAAGTGATCTTTATAAACTTTGTTAATTTTTCCTTCGTGTTTAATTATTTCTTCTTTAATGTGGTCGTACATTCTATTAGTTTCTCCAAATACCATTTAGCTTTTTTTAAATCTTCAATCCCATTTTTCTGTTTATGTCTCACAACATACTTAATGATGTTTCCAGAAAAATAATCGAGATTAAATTCACTAATAAAGTCAGAGACTTGTATCTTTGTGCCTATGTAGTAAGGCGGATTTATTTTGTCTACAGCTTTTTGTTCCATCTATTGCCTCTTTTTAATATCATTGGAATAAGATGCGGAACTCCATTAATTATAAGTCCACACCCAAGTACAGGCCTCCTAATATTCACTTTAGAATAAGCAAAGGCCAAAGAGTCTTTATCTATAAGACAGCCTACATTCATACCCCACCGCAAACTTTCAGGGCTTGACCAATAACCTATTTTAAATTCTGTATGGTAATGTCCTTGAACAAAATTCATGCCTATTGACATAGAAGATTTGACAGGATCTTTACTCATGTTATGGCAGAAATAATATTCGCCATAATTATCTTTTATAATTAATCTATCGTGCCAACGCCATTTTTGTTTATCGACACCTAGAATATCTGCGTAGTCCTTCACTACTAAAGAAGGAAAGCCATGATGCTTTCTTTTTCTATAGACCATAGAACCATGATTGCTATGAAGTAAATCCATTTTAGGAAATAACTTCTCAATCATTTTGATCTTGTATAAACCTAGCTCTAATTCTTTAGAGGCATTTGGTAAATCAGGATCTGTATCGTGAAAAGATAAGGCATGATAATCAAGTTCATCGCCTATACATACAACCCTATCAGGTTTGTATCTCTTTTTTATAGCTTCTATAAAAGCAAAACTATCTGTATGACTGTATGGTTCGTGAAGGTCCGACAATATTAATATAACGGACATCTTCCTCCCTATATATTTGTCACCTCTTTTGTTGTGCAAAAGGTCGTTACATAAACATCAGGAACAACCATTATTTTATTTGCAACTAGTACAGCTTCGACTTTACATTCTTGCAAAGTATTATACATCGCTTGTTGGTTCACTTGTGTAATACAAGTTTTATCAAGTGGTACAGTT